TTGTGTCGTTGTTAATGCCGCCATCTCGGTATGGGTCATGACCGGCGCCCAGTTCCAGCGCACCGTCGGCACCGACCCGACGAAGTGGGCCGAGCGGTTCCTCGCCGACTACGCCCGCGCCGAGGGCCTCCGCACCGACGCCGATCGCCAGGCGTACGTCACGGGCTGGTTCAGGGACGCCATGGACGCCGCCGTTGCCGAGGCGGTCGGACATGAGACCGCCGCAGTCGGACGCCTCGTGCCAAGAGTGCCATGAGCGACGCTCTTACCAATCAGCTTCTGTGGCCAGACCCCAGCATGCTCGACCAATATCAGTCGCAGCAACTCAACGCGCTGGCGCCAGGTTATGCAGGGTCCATGTTCGACCGTGCGCAGCAAATCGCGCCGGGGCTGATCGCGCCCGGCAACATCAACATCCATCAGCGGCCGGTCGTGCATAACGCCGATGGCAGCATCTCCACAGTACGCTCCATGACGTTCACCGACGACGACGGCAGCACGGTCGTGGTCCCCAGCGTCATTGCAGGGCGCGGCGTCGTGTCACCTAAAGAGGCGTTCCAATACTACAAACAGACCGGGCAGCATCTTGGGCGGTTCGATAACCAAGACGCGGCCGACGCCTACGCCCAGGCGCTGCATGAGCAGCAAGCCACGGAATACACCCGTTGAGCGACACAGCTCTTCTTCTTCACATCCACGAGCCACGCGGGCCAGACACCCCGCCGGCCATCGCTGACCTCACCGGCAGCGATCCGAACGTATATCCGCGCGACCTCGATGAGCAGCACAAGGAACTCGTGCGCTGGTTCGAGGAGTCGGAAATGGCGCGTCAGGACGAAATAGCGCTGGCGCAGCGTGACCGCGAATACGTCGATCACAATCAGTGGTCACGTGAGGAACTCAAGCTGCTCAAGGAGCGCGGACAGCCGGCCATCGTCATCAACAAGATCGCCGACAAGCTGCAACTGCTCTGCGGCATGGAGCGCAAGGCCCGCACCGATCCGAAGGCATTCGCCCGCACGCCCGCCGAGGAAGACCGCGCCGACGCCGCTACCCAGGCACTGCGCTATATCGCGGATGACAACGCTTTCCCGCTGATCCGCAGCGCGGTGTTCAACGACATGCTGGTCGAGGGCGCCGGCGGCGCTGAGCTCGGCCTCGAGGACGATGGGCAAGGCGGGGCCAACATTACGATAACGCACGTTCCGTGGGATCGCATCTGGTATGATCCGCACAGCCGGACGCTGGACTTCAGTGACGCGCGCTATAAGGGCCTCGTCATCTGGATGGATCGGGACCAGCTCGAGGAGATGTATCCCGATGGGGACGACATCATCGAGGCATCGTTCAGCAGCACCGATTTCTACTACAACGACAGGCCGGAAACCGCGTTCTGGACCGATAACAACCGGCGGCGCGTGCGTGTCGTCCAGTGCCACTGGGCCGAGCGCGGCACCTGGTGGCAGGCGACGTATACACGCAATGGACTGCTCGCTGCGCCGCAGCGCTCGCGCTTCAGGGACCGCAAGGGCAAGAGCTGCTGCGGCCTGATCCTGCAGTCGTCGTATATCAACCGCGAGAACCAGCGTTACGGCATGGTGCGCGGGCTGATCAGCCTGCAGGACGAGATCAACAAGCGACGCTCTAAGGCACTGCATCTGCTGAGCGTGCGCCAGGTCATCGCCGAGCAGGGCGCGGTGCCCGACGTCGACAAGGCGCGCAGGGAAGTCGCCAAGCCCGATGGGTATGTCGAGGTCATGCCTGGCCTCAAGTTCGAGATCGAGCAGACTGCGGATCTTGCCAGCGGACAATTTCAGTTGCTACAACACGCCACCGCCGAGATGCAGCTCTCGGGGCCGAATGCGGCTATGTCCGGCACCGATCCGCGGGAACTGTCGGGGCGTGCAATCCTCGCCCAGCAGGCCGGCGGCGCGGCTCAAAATGAGCCACTCGCGGATGCGTTGCGTTACTGGAGCAGGCGTATATACGAGAGCTGCTGGATGGCGGCACGCGAGTGCTGGACCGCCGGCAAATGGGTGCGGGTGACCGACGATCTGAATGAGACGCGATGGGTTGGGATCAACCAACCGATCCGGGTGATGGACCGCCTGGCGGAGATGTCCCAGGAAGAGCGGGCATTCGCAATTCAGCGTATGCAGCCGCCGCTCGTGCCGGACGATCCGCGTCTGCAGCAGGTCATCGGCATTAAGAACGACATCACCGATCTGGATGTCGATATAACGATTTCCGAGGGTATAGACATTCCGTCACTACAGGCCGAGCAGTTCCAGACGCTGGTGCAGTTGGCGGGGATGCAGCCTGGGTTGATCCCGGGCGACGTTCTTATCGCGGCGAGCGGCCTCAAAGACAAGGACATGCTGCTCGAGCGCATGAAGGAGCATCAACAGGCGCAGCAGCAGGTGCAGCAGAAGGCAGGACAACTGGCCGAGGCGCACGCCACCGCCGACATTCAAGGCAAGCAGGCCAAGGCCGCGGCCGATATGGCACTCGCTCAGGAGCGCAAGGTCAACGCAGCGCATCAGGTTCATGAGATCCACAGCGACTTCAGCGCGCCGCCGTTCGGCCAGCCGTTCGTGGCGCCGCCTGACGCGCCGTCAGCGCCAGGTGCGTCCGGGGCATCGCCGGTCCCCTCTCGCGCCTCTGGCGGGCTGGTGACGCGGACAGTGCCGCCCGACGACTTCACTGCGCGCATGGGAAACTATTGGCCGCCTGGCGTGGTCACGGGCGCGCGGATGCCGATCATTGATCCATCGCAGTTTACCGCAGATCCCAGGTTAGTATTCCCCGGCAATCCGATGCCTCCTTCTGACTGGGTTCCGCCACCTGCGTCTCACGCAGCCGGTGGGCCAATTGCCGGAATGATGGGCGGCGATCCGCCTGGGCCAGACGACGGGTTCATTACTGCCAAACAGGGCGAATACGTCATGCAACGCGGGGCAGTCGCGCGCTACGGCCAGCAGATCATGGACATGATCAACAGCGGCGAGATCGACCCGAAAGTGTTGCAGACCGCTGCGGCGCACGCTGAGGCTGACCTGCGGGCCAAGAACGCCAAGGCCGCGGTCGACGAGGCCAAGGCGGTGCAGACGGCGCACCAGACGATAGGCGAGATCGCCAACACGCATAACCTGGCAGTGCAGACCAACAGGCTTGCACGCACGCCCATTCCACAGCCAACCCCACCAGGACCATAGCCATGCCAGCAACAGCAACCGGCCGCGGCGCACAGGTCGTGCTTGACCCGCAGAGCGCCACCGTCAAGGCAATCCGCGGGTCATTCGCCAGCACGTTCGAGGCCAACGCCGCCAAGGTTGCGGCCGATGTGGCGGCCGGCGTCGTGTCGGACGGCAACCGGCCGGACGGCACCACCAGCACCGGCGGCATGGCGGTCGACGTGGACGTAAACCCGGCAACCACCGCCAGCATTACCGGCTCGATGATTATCGGCACTGCCGCCGGACCGATCATCACCTCCGGCACCGGCGTTGCCAGCGGCACGCAGCCAAGCGGCTCCATTTTCATCCGCACCGATGGCGCAGCAGGCGCGCGGATCTACGTGAGCCAGGGCGCCGGCACCTGGATCGCCATCGCGACAGTCTGACGGCCAAGAACCTACCCTTGCAGGTGAGGCCGAAGGGCGGCGCTCCGCGTTCGCCAGACGAACCGGGCGCGGAGTCGATCGCCACCACCACGCATCTCTGAGGACACCATGGCTGCCAACGAGCAACTCGAGAGCTTCCTCGCGAGCGAAAGCGCGCCGGCGCCCGCCGCGGAACCGGCCACACCAGCGGCGTCAGAGGCACCGTCAGCGGCCGCAACACCGAAGCCCGAGGCAAAGCCGCAGGCCGAGCCCAAAGCCACCACAGCCAAGCCAGAGCCCGAGGACGACGGCGAGCCGCCGCAACCCCTCGAGGGCGAGCCGGTCATTCCACGCCGGGCCTACGAGGACGAGCGACGCAAGCGCCAGGACTGGAAGGAAAAGGCCGCCAGGCTCGAGGGCGAACTCGCCGCCTACCGCAAGCAGCAGGAGGAGGCGCAGCGCCGTGCCGCGGCACCACCGCCGCAGCCACCCCAGCCGCCGCCGGATCCAGCCATCGACCCCCGCGGCTTCGCGCAGCACCAGCAGCAGCAATACCAGGCGGCGATGCTCAATGAGCGGTTGAATACCTCCGAGATGATGCTGCGCGACAAGATCGGCGATGAGAAGCTCAACGAATACGTGGCCGAGTTCCGCGAGCTGGCCAACGCCGACCCGACGTTGTTCGGCAAACTCTACTCGCAACCGCATCCCTACAACTGGATGACGCGCGAGGTCGACCGGCTGCGCCTGGTGCGCGATGTCGGCGACGACCCGGCTGCGTTCCGCGCCAAGATCGAAGCCGAGGCCCGCGCGAAATGGGAGGCCGAAGCAAAGGCTGCGCCGGCACCAATCTCCCCCGCCGCTGGAATGCAGCCATCACTCGCCACCGCACGCAGCGTCGCAGGGCGCACCGCGGGCGCCTGGACCGGTGAGCCGTCCCTCGAGGACGTGTTGTCACCCGTGCAGAACCGCAAGCGGCCCAACGGCAACGGCTCTGTGCGCTACTAGCCGTGCCTTCCCGCCGCCGGGGATAACCGGGCGCACGTGCCGACCCAGGTGCCGCCGACCGATGCAACGGGCGTGAGTGGCTGCCGCCGAGCCTCTAACGGGCGCGATCAGATGAAAGGAGCAAGATCAATCCCACTATAGGAGTGCTCGGCGATGGCCGACATGAATGTAACCCCGGCAAGACCGGGCTTAACCCCAATACAATGGCAGTCAGACTTCTGGGTCGAGTATCTCAGAGAAAACCAGTTTACGCCCTACTTCGGGACAACAATGGATGCAATGATACAATTGCAGACAGATTTGACTAGGAAGCCTGGGGATACTGTAGTGTTTCCGACAGTCCGTAATCTGGTGGGGGCGGGAGTAACCGGGAATACGGTACTTGAGGGTAATGAAGAAATACTTAATGCGAGGAGCCTGAACGTCACCGTTGGCGTGATCAGGCATGCCGTCGCCGTCAGCGACTGGGACGAGCAGAAGTCGGTCATCGATCTGCTGCAGGCGGCGCGCTCCGTGCTGAAGAACTGGGCCGCCAACAAGTTGCGCGCCGACATCATCTCGTCACTCGGCGCGATGACCGCGGACGGCAACGTCCAGATCACCTACGCGGCAGCCTCAGCAGCCCAGCGCAACACCTGGCTGGTCAACAATGCCGACCGGGTGCTGTTCGGGGCCTCCAAGAGCAACGCGGTCAGCGGTGTCTATGCAACTGCATTGGCAACCGTGGACAACACCGCCGACAAGATGACCGCCGCCCAGATCACCTTGGCAAAGCGGCTGGCGCGCACCGCCACGCCGAAAATCCGGCCGATCAGGATCAGCAACGACGAGGAGTGGTACGTGATGTTCGTGCCCAGCCTCGTGTTCCGCGACCTGATGCTCGATCCGGTCATTATCAACGCCTTGCAGTATGCGTGGAACCGCGGCAGCGACAATCCGTTGTTCACGGCCGGTGATCTGATTTACGACGGCGTTATCATCCGCGAGATACCGGAACTGCCCATCCTGCATACCGGCGATCCGGGTGGCTCAACGATCGATTGCGGCGCGTCCTACCTCTGCGGCGCACAGGCCATCGGCATCGCCTGGGCCCAGCGCACCAAGGTCATCACCAACCAGCGCGATTACGGCTTCTTCAACGGCACTGGCGTGGAGGAAATCCGCGGGGTGGCAAAGCTTAGGTTTGGTGTAGACCCGACCGTTGATACTACAAAACCTGTGGACAATGGCGTCATGACCGTGTGGAGCGCCGCAGTCGCTGATGCCTGATACTGATGCGTGATCGTTAGCTATTACCTAGGCTATACTTCTAGGAGACTACACATGAGTGAAACAGAACAACACCCGACCGAGGTCGTGCCGCCTCCGGCACCGGTCGATCCGGCAGTGCTGGCGGCGCAGAAAGAGGCGCAGGCAGCCAGCTCGATCGGCGCCCAGGTCATCCTCGACTTCAACGAGGACGCCAGCCTGGGCGCGCGCGGCGGGGCGGGCGCTGATCTCGTCG